AAAACAAGAAGCTGAATGGAGAAAATGTCAGCGAGATGAAAAATATTTTTTACAGAACTACTGGCACATTGCTCACCCTGCTCACGGTCGTATTCTTTTTACTTTACGTGAGGCTCAAGAAAAAGCTCTCGAAAACTGGGCCGCAAATAGGTATTCGCTTACCCTAAAAGCCCGACAAATCGGGTGGAGCACCCTCGTAGCGTCACACCAATTCTGGTTGGCATTTTTTCACCCAGATCAGAACATTATTGATCTTTCCCGTACGGAACGTGAAGCTGTGCTGTTGCTGCGTAAAACAAAATACGGTTACCAGCATCTACCGAAATGGATGATTGAACGTGGACCTAAGTCTTTGGTTGAGCATCAACAACGAATGGGATTCGACAACGGAAGCCAGGTTACGTCGATGCCTTCTGCTTCAGATCCTGCCCGTGGCGAATCAGCGACACTTATCGTGGTTGACGAGTGGGCATTCTTACCGAATGCTGAAGAAGCATGGGCGAGTATCGAACCTGTAGCTGACGTAGGAGGCCGAATTATCGGCCTCTCTACCGCTAATGGTTCAGGAAACTTTTACCATCACCTATGGGTAGGTGCGACTACTGGTTCAAACAAGTTTGAACCCATGTTTTTTCCGTGGTCAGCTACCGAAGACCGAGGGGATGCGTGGTACCAAGAAAAGGTTGAGTCAATGCTGCCGTGGCAGCTTGCTCAGGAGTACCCGACAACGCCCGAAGAGGCGTTCGTTAAGTCGGGGAATCCTGTTTTTGACCTCGATATTTTGGAAGAGATGTCGAAACACACAACCTTTGGGGAAACGGGATACCTCAATAGAGTGGGGTCAGCTATAGAGTTCAGAACATGAGTTTTGAAGTCTGGGAAAACCCAGATCCCCGCGGTGCCTACGTGATGGGAGTGGATACAGCCGAGGGATTGGGTCACGGCGACTACAGCGTCATACAAGTCTTAAACGTGGGAACGGGAAACCAGTCAGCCATCTGGCATGGGCACATAGCACCCGATCTTTTAGCTGAAGAAGTCATGGCAGTAGGAATGTGGTACAGAAATGCTCTGTGTTGTGTCGAGTCAAACAACCACGGCCTAACTACCATCACCGAACTGCGTCACTCGGGTTATCCCAACCTGTTTCGGAAACGTCAACTCAACAACGTGAACAACAGAATCAGCCAAGAGTACGGTTGGAAGACAACAAGAACATCTAAACCTCTAATGATCGACGATCTAAGTTCTGCTCTACGAAATAGCGAACTAAAAATTAATGACCGTAACACTGTCGGGGAGTTACGCACTTATGTGCGTAACGAACGAGGTTCCATGTCAGGTTCCCCCTATGATGACCGAGTTATGGCATTAGCATTAGCTAATCAGATGCGTAAATACGCTTACGAACCTGAATACGCTCCCGAGGTTAATGACTACTGGACTGTTGATTGGTTCGCTCGTTTAGCAGGAGCTTCAGAAGAATCCTCGCCAAACAACATCGGATCATATACAGTCCGTGGGACACGGTAATCTCCATATAGAGCATGTTCTACAAGGAAGGGCTGTAATGGCTAAATTTGTTTCGCACACAAGCGGGACCGAAACTGTAGATGGGGCAAAAGGCAAGAACGGCAAAATGGAACGTGGTTCCAGTGTTTCTGCTAACCCAATCTGGACCCCAGGTGGTCCTCAATCACCGAAACAACGCATGGATGCTGGCAAATACGCCAACCAAACAGGTGACTACGGCAATACAAGTGTTCGTGACACTCCCAAAAACCAACACGGGACCACTGGCAAGGTTGAACCAGCAGGTGTGCAACCTAATTTCCGCGGTCACGACGCTGGTTGATTATGGCCGTCCTGCCAGACGGGGCGACATTTGAAGAGTTCACGGAATATGTGTTGGAACGGCGAGGTGCCATTCCACTTCCAGAACTTCACGAACTTTATGAACGTCGTTTGCGCCTAAAGTCAATAGTTGTATCCACGGGACAAGGTTTTGAATCGACTCTCGCTCCTGACGAGCGAGGTCTGACCAAACGTGAAAGAGAAGCTAAAGTCTTCGCTGAAGCTAAGTCCCAAGGTCGCAGTATTGAGAAGCTGCCAGAGAAAGCACAATTTTAGATATGGCTCGGAAAACTCGGCAAGAACAACTCGAAGATTACTCCGAAAAGATCGACAAATGCCAGATGTGGCGAGATCAAGAAAACTTTGAGCAAACTTGGCGTCGTCTTTCCGACCTATACCGAGGCAAACACTGGCCTGCAACTACCTCAACTAAGCAGGATCTGATTGCAGTAAACCTAGCTTTCAGCACAATCAATGTGATCGCACCAAGCGTCGCAGTGAACTATCCCAAAATAGTTGTGCAAGCTAACGATCCACAAAACAATGATCGTGCTGCATTCGTTGAAGCAGTAGCTAACTATCTTTGGAAACATCACGATTTCCGTACCCCTTTCCGTACCGCTGTCAAAGATTTCTTAATCTTTGGGCATGGATGGATAAAAGTCGGTTGGAAATTTGTTGAACAAGAACAATCAGTTACTGAATCTGAACGTGATGACTTAATTTCGCAAGCAATAAATGAAGTAGATCAGTTTGCGATGGAATCACCTGATTTGGCAGGTGATCTACCAACCGATGAAGACCTCATGGCAAACGTTCCTTCAACCATTATGCGTGTCGTTGAAGACCAACCATTTGTGGAACGAATTTCGCCCTTTGACGTATTCGTTGATCCCGCAGCTACTTGCATGGAGGATGCTAAATGGATCGCACAAAGAATTGTGCGACCATTAGAAGAAGCACAAAACGACAAAAGATATAAACCTTCTGCCAGGAAACGTTTATCCCCTAACGGTGGATACAACCAAACAAGCGATTACGAAGACAACCGCAACGAATTTCTTGGGGACCAAGTAACTATCTGGGAATTTTATGACATAGCTGCCAACACTTTGGCTGTCTATGCAGATGGCTCAGACGAGTTTCTTATCGACCCACTTGCCATGCCTTACCCGTATGGTCAGCCGTTCGTGATGCTACGGAATTACGATGTTCCTGATCGTTTCTACCCAATCGGAGATTTAGAATCGATTGAGTCGCTGCAACTTGAGCTAGATAAAACTCGTTCGCAGCTTATGAACGACAGAAAACGGTATGCGAGAAAATATCTCTACCACGAACGCTCTTTCGGTCCTGAAGGCAGAGAAGCTCTCGAATCAGATGAAGATGGTCGCCTAGTCCCCGTTGTGGATGAAAACAAACCTCTCCAAGAGGTTGTTGTTCCGATGCCTCAGGTTCCTGTAAGTCCAGAGATTTACAACTACTCAAACATAATAGAAAACGACATAAACACAGTCAGCGGCATATCTGAATACGCTCGTGGCGCTATGCCAGAGATAAGGCGTACAGCTACAGAAGCAAGCATTATCGCTGACGCACAGAATGCTCGTGCCGCAGACAAGTTGGCGATTGTAGAAATTGCTATTTCAGCAGTCGCTCGTCGTGTGATCCAACTCATGCAACAGTTCATGACTGGTGAACACATGGCTCGGGTTTCTGGTAAAGGACAAGATCTCTTTATCGAATATTCCCGTGAAGATATCGTGGGAGAATACGATTTCTCCGTTCAAGCAGGCTCAACTCAGCCTATGAACGACACTATTCGGAAACAGCAGGCAATCAGTTTGATGAATGCTGTAGGCCCGCTTGTGGGAACGGTTATCGACCCCCAAGCGCTCGCTGTACACATATTGGAATCTGGATTTGGGATCAAAGATCCAGAGAAATTCCTCGTACAGCAACCTGATCCGCAAACAATGGCGGAAGAAAATCAAGTCCCGCCAGAAGATCCCGCCTTAGCAGGTGGCATGCCTCCAGATCTAGGTGGAGTACCCATACCAGCCGCACCAGATGGCGCTTTTGCGCCGACTGGCGGAGTCCCACCAGAGCTACTAGCTCAACTACAAGGGCAAATGGGGATGGAACTCCCCGCTTTGTGATGGGACAGAGCTATATTCTTATAGGAGCAACTCATTGAAGACTCCTAGGAGGGGCTAGTGCCCGAAGAAACAGAAGTTATGACGGAATCCACAGACAGCGTGGACACTCTTGAAGCTTCAGAACATATAGAAGTTGATGAAGGACCTGCAGTAGACGAGCAAACGTACACCGTAAAGGTGGACGGCGAGGAAATGCAGATACCCGAAAGTGAACTTTTGAACGGATATCAGCGTCAAGCGGATTACACCCGCAAAACGCAGGAGATATCCGCAGAACGTGAACGCTTGCAACAAGCCGAAGCGATTGTATCCGCCTTAGAATCAAACCCAGAAGAAACATTAAAGGTTTTAGCTAGATCTTTTGATTTGGACACTCCTACTGTTAGCGCAGAGGAACCCGAGGAGTGGGAAGAAGAAGACCCCACGGCAAAAAGATTGGCTCATCTAGAGCAGAAAATCGAGAAGCAAGAAGCAGCACAACGTCAACAAGTCATAGAGAACGAGGTCCTAAAGTTGCAAGAGAAGTACGGAGAATTTGATTCTCGGGAACTTC